GTTTATATAGGTGGTGGCTTATCATGCTTTTCTATTGATACTAAAGAATCTTCCAATATAGGTTTTAATATACCCCTAACAATAAATAAATTTTATTTTGATATAAGCGCAAATATTTTTAAAGCTAATGGTTACACTATGAAATTATCTGTAAAACATAATTTAACTAATCAAATAAGTCTTCTTGCAATTAATGTTGGTTATATTATACCTATAAATAAAAAAGAAAATATTTCATTTATTCCAAATATTGGTGTAATTCAGTCATATAACATATATGAAAATCATATAGGAGTAAATACACATTATTTGGAAGCCGACAAAAAATATGTAAATGTGGGCTTAATTACTAGCTTTGTAGTTTCGCCCTTTGTTAATATTAATGTTGGTGTTGGAAGTAAAGAAATATTTAAGACCACTATAATGTTAGGCTTTAATTCAAACAAGTAACTACGACATAATAGACACCAAGCGAATCTTCAATAACTGGTTCCTTACGTGGAAGCTTATTGATGAGAATGGTAACATTGTACTATCACATGAACCTGAACAGCACATTATTCCCGGTACATATACAGATGAGCAGTAACTTTTAGACAGGAGGAAACCAAATGAGTGAAGAACTTGATTTAATGCAGGAAATACTTACATGGGAATATCTTGCCAATACCCTTACACAGGAACATCAGCAAAGTGTAAGAAATGAAATAATGCGTAAAGTAGATAACCTTAAAGAACAGTTGAAACAGCTAAGGGATAAAACACAGGAGGAACAGAAATGAATTACAACGGCAAACAATTTATTGACATAATCTGTGATAGGTTAAACTTTCTTGGTAAGGACTTAACAGATAATGAGATATGCACTCTAATAAGGTCACTAAATCGGCATGAACTAAACCAAATAATGATATTTGGAATAGTTGATAAGTGGCATAATGATAAACTTAACCAACAGGAGGAAATACATGAATGATCCAAGAAAATTAATAGAAGAAATCATCACCATCAAACTCGATAAATCAGACAATTATCGTCATACAATAACAATGGGTCAATTGTTAGAAGTAGCAGATCAAACTGATTTGATGGATAGAATAATTAGAATCGATTATGAAATAGAAGAAACTACTAGTTTCATGAATGATGAAGAAATGCGATATTACACTCCTATCTTGGTTGTAGGACGTAAGAGATTGGAGAATGATGATGAATATCTTAAACGTCAGGAAGAAGAAACTTCAAGAATTAAAGCACAAGAAGAAGCTGATCGTCTTACTTATCTTAGACTTAAAGCAAAATTTGAATCTAAATAATTTTTATTTGTCGATTATATTGATTATATTTGCAATATAAACATTTATTATGACACTTCTAGAAATTAATGAATTAGTTGAAAAAACTAAAGACTTAGATACACAGGAGCAAAGAAAAATTGCATATAAACTCAATTTTATTGAGTGCGCTATCTATGTGAAAATAATGAAAGAAAAATATAACAAACAAATTTACATATAATCAATGTCTAAAGAAGAACTAAAATTACAATATAAGGCAACTGCTTTGAATGCTATAAGAAAATTATATCATCCATTAGCAAAACCTGTTGTGTTTTCTTTCTCAGAAGGAGAAACATCTTCTGATGTTAGAGATGGTATGGTTCATCAAATAATTGAACAATTAGAAAAAGATCTAATAAAATTAAAATAATGGAAAAAGCAAAAATTGAAATTGAAATTATTAAAACAGATAAAGGTAATATACGCATCAAATTTAATGATGGTGGTAATTATCTCATTTCTGATACAATGGAAAACATAGGAATATTATCAGCTCTTGAAGTTGAATTAAAATATGCTCTTAAAAAACAGAATCAAGAAATACAACATGAGTAATCCAACTACTATTCCAGAATTGTATAATAGTATTATACATAATTTAAAGCAACATGATTCTAATTCTTCTTGGAATGAAATTCTTGTTAAGAATAACGGAGATTATAATATTGCTTTAGGAGAGTTAATAAAGGCATTAGAATTTATAATAGAACAATATACTAACAAAGGAGATTTAGATACTCTTCGTTTTTATAAAATGCAACTTTATTTATTAATAAAAGATTTATAACAATTTAATAACTAGTTAAGAAATTTATGATATTGTAAAAGCATTCTTTAAAAAGCGAATTAAATAGATTGGTATTAAAATATAAAACGATAAAATTTTAAATTATAAAATTATGAAAATGTATGTTCCAGAAATTGGCGATTCAATAGTACTTACAAAAGATTGGTCATTTAATTTTTATCCTGAACGAAGAAATACTGATTTAGGAAAATATTTTGGTTATTATATTGTAGATTATAAATGGGTTGATGAAAAGATTTTACCTTGTATAGAATCTAATGATAATAAATATGATGATGAAGATGAAGTAAGTGAAAAATATTGGAATGATTGGCAGAAATGGTTTAGTGAAGCTAGATCTATTGGTAAAGATATAATTCAGGTTAAACTACCTATAGGAAGTATATTATCTGTTGACAGAATATACATTCGTAAAGGAGCTAAAGATTTTAGTAGTATAAGTTTTTATGTCAAAAATCTTGGTACAATTCAATCAAAAGTAGGATGGGGAGAAAATAGTAAAATTAAAAATAAAAAAGCTCTCCGTTTTTGGGCAAAATTACAAGATTGTAATAATATAGAATTTGAATTTATTAAATAATATGATAAAAGGAGTTAAAGGTAAAGATTTAACAATATTTGTAAGATTCGGCGGCCTTAATCTTAAAAAGCAAAAAGGTTATAAAACTGAGTGGAATAAAAATGATGATATGGCTTATCATCAACCACCAGCTTCTCGAGGTTTTTATGCTTTTCCTAAGGTTGCTCAAGAATTTTTCCTTATAAGTTCTATAGATAAGTTTCAACCTGGTATTCTTCCTAAAGAACCTATTATTGATTGGACTATTTTAGATGAAAACAGTAGTGAAGAAGCTAAAGTAATTTATAATAATTATGAGAAAAGTAGAAAAAATGCTTTAAGTTTATGTCGAAAAGAATTTAAAAAAACCACAGGATATATTTGGCATCACCTTGAAGAATATACTCCACATAATGAGATTATAGAGACACATGGTTGTTGGGTAAAAACAAGTATTAAAAACTGGCAAAAAGCCTTTAATAGAATGAGTATAAAATTAAGAACAAGAGATGGTGAAAAAGATCAATATATTAAAAATAAAAATATTAATGAGACTAGAGGAATTTTAGGAGGGTTTTGTGCTGATCATTGTGAGGTATTTATTAATGAAAAAGTCTAAAAAATTATAAATATATAAAATAAAAAATAATTATGAGAGCAAAATTAGTAAAAGAAAGTCTCAATGAAGATATTACAGAAGACTATGTTTTAGAAAAAATTGAAGATTTGTCTGATGATGGATGTACATATGCAGATAAAGCATTTAAAGAAGAATTTGGGAATAGTATTTGGAATTTATATCCAAATTCAGATTATCCTACACGTAAAATAAAAGATCCAAAAATATTATTCTGGAATCAAAAATTTGATGAATATATTCTTAACAATGCACCTGAAATAGCAACTTATAAAATAAAAAAGAATTATTATAATTATTGGTTACGATTTGGTCCTCAATAATTTATAAATATATAAAATAAAAAATAATTATGAAAACAAAATTAGTAAGAGAAAGTTTAAATGAAAAATTAAATGAATCTATAGATAAATCTATTATATCTAAACTTGAAAATTGGGGAGATTCAGAAGTTAATTTGCTTAAAAAAACCCGTGATAGATTTGATCCAGATCGTATGTCGATTTCATGGATTAATAGGATTTTGCCTGGCACAAATTTACGAATTGAACAAGCACTTTGTAAAGCTACTGGACGTAAGGATATTTATTTTGATGATACTGATCTAGTTCTTGGTGATGAGACAATATTTACTGTAAGTTTAGATTCTACATCAAAAGATCTAATAAATGCTGTTAAAAAGTTGAGTTTAATTTAAAATTCACTTAATGGAATTCTTTTCCACTTGTCTTTTACCCAGATGTATAAATAATTATCATCTGCACTAATATACATTTTGGGAATCTTAATAGCATCTTTAGGTAATTTATTATCACTTAATTTTATAATATCTCCAAGAGACATATCAACAGGTCTCTTGGAGTTTTTTGTATTAACTTGAACATATGCTAAATCTAAATCAATATCTAAACTATTTACTTTTTTCTTTTTCATATATTAATAAATTATTGGGGGTTTTATATCATAAACTTCATCTAATACCCAATCTTGTAATATTGGATGAGATGATAATAAAATAGAAGGTTCTACCACTTCTATAAGCCCTTCATATATTTTAGTTATAGCATTTCCATAACTATCATATGATGTACATTGAACATCATAAGTTCCTTTTTTATCAAAGAAATATGGTACACTATCATTAAATACTTTAAATATTATTGTACTAGTATCATGATTATTTATTTGCCATATATTTTTTTGATTAATTAAATAATCTTCATCAAAATATGAAGAAACATCAGGATTATCATTATATTTAGATTTTAAAATAATTAATGTACTAACATCTATTATAATAGGATTTGTATGATAATAAAATATATGATTTCCTGCATTTACATTTTGATTACTTGATGCATCATACCATTGTTCATTTACTATATCTTGATCAAATAAAATATTAACATATATAAAAGTATCATCTAAATAATGTTCTTGACAATAAGAATTATCTAAATATATTTTAAAATAATTTCCACCTGATGCAGCAATTTCAGTAGCAGAATATGTAGGTATTGACATGTCACTATAAGTAGAAAATGCATGTTTAAATTGTATATTATAACGAACAGGGTTATTATACATAAAATTAGGTATAGCATTATCAAATGTATGAGTAACCCCATTTACATTCATAACTCTATATGATCCTCCCCATGAATATCCCATACAAGAATCCGTTATTATTATGCCAACCATTTGATTTTCTTCAAATATATAATTACTTATATCAACAACATATACTGGATTATTTGATACTTTACTTAATGGAATAGTTTCTCTATATGTGTCATTAAGAATATAAATATCAGTTGAAGGTTCAATAATAAAATCACTTGGTATATTATCTAATGTAATTTTATTTATTGTATACATATCAGCTTCTGAAGCATCAATAACATATGCACTTGCTTCTTTTACTAAATCATATTTCTCTTTATCAAATTTTACTAATATAACATTATCTCCTTTATAAAAATGTTGAGAATCTTCATCTATAATAATATCATTATTATTAATAGATAATACACGTTCAGTCATATTATAAAAACGATTTATTGAATTAGGTTCTGGAACATCTTGAAAATATGTAATAGATGGAACTAAAACATAAGGATTATTTTCATTATCATATTCTATGCGTAAATTTTGTAATGGTATGTGTCTATCATATAAAGGATATTTTTCTTTATTTAATAATATACTTATATCATTTACTGACATATAAATACTTGAGCAAATAGTTTCACATGAAGAATCTGTAAGAGTATATATAGTAGGATATTTTATATAAACATTATGTAAATCACTTGCTTCATTATGTAACATTGTATTATATGAATCCCAAGCAAATAATTCAATATGGTAATCTCCTATATGATTAACATTCATTTGATATATACTATTATCCACTATCATAACCGAAGGATCAGGGGTTCCTGAATGAATACTAGGGTCTGCCCAATAATATACACTTGGATCAGTCATCCATAAATCCATACGAGGAGAATCATAAACAACATTAATTGTAATTGTTTGTTCACCTGTTGTTGATGCATCTGATGGTAAAGGCTCTTCATCAGGTTCACTTAAAAGGTCTGAATAATCATCTTCTTGATAATGCCAATTTAAAAACATTGTTACATGTTCATTTTTATCCTCAGGATATCCTGCATTCATTTGTATTTTTCCATCAATAATATCTAAATAATATTTTTTATCTCCAAAATTAATATTAATTCCACTTGCATCTATAATATTAAAATATTGAAATGATAATAAAGGTACTTTATAGTTTGAATCTATTGCATATTCTAATAATGATGATGAATTACTGGTAAATGCTGCATAACCGTTAAAATATGATTTAGAACCTGTACACACATCTTCCATTATATAATCATGTAATGATGAATCATTTTCATCTATATAAATTTTATATTTTATAGAATTTTCCCATTCATCTATACTTGGATCTCTTAAATAAGCAGTTTCTAATAATAATGTTAATCCAGTGGATACACAGTAAAATATAGAAGATGAATCTAATATATTATAATAACGTAAATCATTTTCTAGTACAAATAAAGGATTAGAAACTAGAGTATTATCTAAAACACCAGCAAATTGTTTTTCTACTGACATTCTCCATTGAATATCTGATATATTTATGAATGGATATTGAAAAGTTGCACCTAATAATAAATAATGACTTGGATCTTGTAAATATGATGGGTCATTTAAACTAATTAAATTAAAATTAACTGATCCATCATTATTAAAATAACATGATGCTTCTGTTGGATTCCAAGCAGATTCTGCCATATCCATAAATTTATATGTTAAATGATCTAATGGTGTTTTTTCTAATTCTCTAAATGTAAGTTTTACTGAAGCATCACCTGTTATTAATTCAGTTTTTTCATCAATACTATAAGGACTTAATGATTGTTCGACTCCATATTCAAATCCTAATGTATCAGTTTGATAAATTAAATTTTGAATCCTTTCATAATAAACTCCTTCACCTGTTATATCTGTTATTCTACAATTAATTCCTATTATATTTTTTTCTAACCATTGTTTTAAACCTAATAATTTTATAAAAACTTCCTTTAAATTATAGGAATAGCAATTTTCTGTTATAGGAGTACCCCATATATCAACTTCTCCTGAATCTCTAGTAATACAATAATTTAATGATAATTGATTTAATTTTTTAAATGTTTTTCTTTGATCAGCATTAAACATTAACATAGTTTGTGTTCTATCTGCAGCATCAAATGAAACTATAAAACTTAATTTTGTATTATCTTTAACATTTAAAAACCATTCTCTTATAAAAACATCATCATATCCTAACCATTTTATAGCATTAATTAATCCTTTATATGTTCCTATATATGGCATAATTTTATCATGCTCAAGAATCATATGTTTAGATTTATAATTTAAAATTTCCCAATCTTCTAAATCCTCATTAATATCAGTTTCCTTAAAAATATCTTTCATATTTTTAGGATCTGGTAATCCAAAATTATAAAGATGAGTTCTGAATCTTTCATCTTCACCTATAGCTTCAGCATTAACTATAATTTCTCCTAAAAGATATAATAATTGACCAACTAAATGATATATTCTAAGTTTTCTTTCAAAAACTCCTTCAAAATTAGATTTAAATCCTATATTTAATTGAAGAGGTGTATCAATTGACATAATACTTACATCATAAACTAATGTATCGGACCATGTTATTTCAACATTATCTTCATTAACATTAAAAAAAGAAATTTCATTATCATCACCTTCAAATTGAAAAATTAATTTACTATTATTTACATCATATGGTCGATATAAACCTGTAGATGTTTCTTCAAGAAAAAATAAATGTTCTGTTTCAATTAAACCTACTGAAATAGGGTTTAAAAAAATAGCAGAAGCAAATGTTTGAGCTGGATATACAAAAGTATTATTTAAAGAAACATCATCTAATAATAAACCTGCTATACTTTTTGTTATCTTTAAATTACCATTTGTTGATATATCATATAATGTACTAAAAATATTTATATCTTTATATAATATAGAAACATCTAAAGATAGAGGAGTTGATATTCCATTATAACTATAATATACATCTGTATCATTATTATCATATAAGAATCCACCATCTGTCATTTTAGTATCAATAATAAATCCACTAGGGTCTGTTATTAAATATCCTTGTGCATTTTTTCCAGTAGGAGATATAAAAGTAAGAGGAAGTAAAGGATCTGATGTCCAGTTTAATTGACTTCCGCCTTTATTAAAAATTTTCCAATTTTGTATATTCATAATTATGATATATTTAATGTATTTTTTTCATGAGCAATTGAAAACCATTTTTTAATAGTTTTTGTGTTTTCCAATAAAAATATTAACATACCTTCTATTGTAGCTAACATAGAATTTTGTAATGGATTTGCCCATAATTCTGGTGATGTTCCTTTTTTTAATAATTTACCTCTATAATCAAATCCTAAATTTAAAAATACATCATTTAAATGTTTAGAATTATATAAATATGAAGCTCTTATTGTATATAATTTTCTTCTATTACTTGTATCTAACATAATTATATATTATTTATAATTGCTATATTATTTTCAGAATTAATATTTCTACTAGTATATCCTCTTATTTGAATATTTAAAGTTGATAATTTATTTTTAACTAAACTATCTTCATAATATGTCCCTTGTGAATTTTCAAATCCACCTCTAATTAAAGGATATACATCTTTAATAGGTACATTATTATTAAAAGCATCAGTAACGTATCTTTCAAGAACAATATCACCATAATCATCGATACCATAATAAGTTTTATAGATATTTAAATTTTCTTTATCTGCATCAAACCAAACATTAACAGAATCAACTCCATCTACATTTTCTATAATTTTTACTAAATCTGATACAGGTATTCTGTCTCTACGAGTATTTTTTAAAAAATAATCTGATGTTTTTGAAATTATATCTTGTCTAACGGTATCATATATAGAACCTTCCCATAATATTAATGACATATTAAGAGTAAATTTTGGAAATTTAAGGTCAAGAATAGCATTATCTACAGTTAATATTCTTTGACCACTTTGTTCAATTAAATCTAAAATAGAAAGTTTTTCAGAATCTGATAATATAAAAGCACTTAATGAACATGTATAATAATTATCACCTGTGGCAATTCTTTTTGTAACATCAGGCACTAAAAATAAATAAACTGTATTATCATCCTTTTTTTGATTATTCATTTCAACAGAATAATAATTTACAAGTTTTTCTTGATTATCTAAAGATGTTTTTATAGAAATTGCTTGTTTTGAATTAACACCATAAGTCGAAACTATAGAACGATATTGTATTAATAAATCTTCATATATACCTTTTGCTTGATTATATTTATCATACACATATTGATCTTCAAATGTTGCAAATCCTGGTATAGCATCTATAATAGTAAAAATATTTAATTTTCGTAAAAAATATATATAATTATTTTCATTAGCAAGAACAAAACTTCTTGATACATGAGGTGCCAATAATCTTGTTAAATATAAAGGTTCTTCAGTAGCACCAAACATAATCTCATTTTTAATACTTATATTAATATATTTGTTTAAATCTAATTCTTCTCCTGATAATAAATAACCAGTAGTTGAAAATTTCCATGTATTATTTAAATTATTATTCATTGTATTAAGATTACCAAGAGTTCCATCAGTAATTAGATATTCTACTAAAATAGTTGATCCATATTCTGGCATAGCACCATTATATTCATTTCCAAAAAATATATCTATGCCACCTGTTTCACCAGTTTTAACCATTACAGCTTGTTCATTTAATGTCATATCTAAAATAGAATCTACTATTTTCCACTTAACACCATTAACATAAACATTTACATAATAATTATCTATAGATGCACCTTTTTTATTTTGAAAATTAAAAGATTGTAATGGATCACCAGTTCCTGTTGATTGTTGAAATTCTTGTTTTCCTTGAATTATATTAACATCAATAGTATTAGTAACACTTGTTAAATCAAATAAGGCTTCTTCTCCTGGTAAAATTATAGTATAAGTTAAACCGTTTTGATTATTGATTAATTGAGTAAAATTAGGTATAGTTATAAGTTTCGATCCTGATGATAATTTAGTACCATTATAATTTAAAGATAAAGTTCCTCTTGCTGCCATTGCTCTTGAAGGATTGTGACCAGTTAAAGTAGAAATACCTTTTACATTTTGTGGTCTAGTAGCTGTTTTAATATTAGATTCAGTTATAGAATCTTCATTATAAAATAATATCATTCTGCCATAATTCAAAATTACCTGAAGTAATTGACCCATAGGAGAGGCTAAGGTAAAATATTGTCCTAAATTCCCATATGTATTTTTAATAAAATTTAATGAATCTTGATATAATTCATTAAATCTAACTCTTGATGTATTAAAAATTTCATTCATATTATTTTATATGTTATTTTACTAATAATCCTATTATTTTTGTATTATCTATAAAAATATCTATAATAGCATAATCATATCCATCAGCCTTTCCAAAACTAATTTCTGGATTAATTTGATAATCTTTACATTCACTAATATAACGATCAAATTGCATTTTAATTTTTTCTTCTAATTGAACTTTGTTAATTTTAGTCTCAAATATATAATCTTCAATACCAACTCCGAATGCAATATCTCCAAATACTTGACCTGAACGTGTACCTAATATCATTTTAATTTTAGTAATAATTGATTCTATAACATCATTATGTTCTAATATTCCATATTTAAAATTAGGATCTTCCGGATTTCTTATATAAATATCACGTATCATATCAATTTTCTATTTTATTTATATATCTTAACAAATTAAAAAGGAGCATTTAAGCTCCTTTAAAATAAAAAGTATTTTAAACATATATTTAATTTAATTTTTTAATATTATTATCATCCTCATTTAAACTTGGGTAAAAATTATCTTCTTGTTTACTATCACCAATAGGTGCAGCTCTTTTCCATGCTTGTTTTGTTTGATATTCAGGATGTTCTGAACCAAAACCTTGAATAACTTTAGATTGTTTAAGTACTGGTGATTTAACATGTTCTTGTGATAATTCTTCAGGTGAAAGTTGTTCACTACCAATATATTCATTTGTAGGTACAAAAAAAGTATAAGTTTTATTACCTCCAAAATTACCCCATTCATGTGGCCATTTACTTATTATCATATTACCTGGAGTAGGAAATTCTTTATTACCAAGAATTACATCATACATCTTTTTAATTTTATCACTATTAACGACTTCAACTAACCAACCATCTTCTAAGATATCAATTTCTATTTCATTTTTAATATCTTTTGCTATTTTTAAAAATTCTTCTTTATTAGGATATATCCAAAAGGAAATTAATTTATAATCTATCCATAATCTGCCAGGAAACTTCATATTCAATCTTGTATCAAATAAATCTTTGTGTGTTAAACCAGTTTTTTTAGAAATATAAAATTTATCATTACTATAACCAAATACTCTATTTTCAGAGTCATCCCAAAATATAGGTTCATTTTTATCAGGTAAAAGAAAATTATCAGGACTTTCATTTAAACTTGGGTAAAAATTATCTTCTTGTTTACTATCACCAATAGGTGCAGCTCTTTTCCATGCTTGTTTTGTTTGATACTCAGGATGTTCTGAACCGAAGCCTTGAACAACTTTAGATTGTTTAAGTAATGGTGATTTAACATGTTCTTGTGATAATTCTTCTTTACTACGTTGAATTGCTCCATTATATTCTTGTGTAGAAACAAAATCATATTTTTTATCATTTTCTGTGTAAATATCTTTTAACCAATCTCCTTCCTGATGTTTATTAATATTACCAATAAAATCTTTAGTATTAATAGGTATTTCAACTATCCATCCATCTTCCAATATATCAATATTAATATTATCTTTAATATCTTTTGCTATTTTTAAAAACATTTCTCTATCAGGATATATCCAAAAAGATATTAATTTATGATCAATCCATAATCTTCCCGGATATTTAAAATTTGATCTATAATAATCTCCAATATTATGGGCAATAGCATATCTAAATCCTATATCATAATGGGTTTCTCCTTTTTTTTCTGATATTAAAAATTTATTATTTAAATAACCAAAAACTCTGTCAATACCTTCCTTATACCATTCATATCCTTTATTATCATTAGGTATATGATAAATATCAGGGCTTTCATTAATTTTTAATAATGGATAAAACTTTTCTTGTTTACTATCACCCATAGGCACAGCTCTTTTCCATGCTTGTTTTGTTTGATACTCAGGATGTTCTGAACCGAAGCCTTGAACAACTTTTTGTTTTTTTAATAAAGGAGATTTAACATGTTCTCCTTTATTAGCTAATTCTTCAGGTATTTCTGCTGAACCCATATATTTTTCTACTGGTACATAAGCTTCTTTACTTCCCCAATCTCCTGTTGGTCTACCATAATCATCAGTAAAAATTTCTATTTGCCAGTCTCCATCAAATATATTTAAACCAGATTCTTTATAAATATCTTCTCCAAGTTTTGGAATATCTTCTGGGGGTGGAAATTTCCAAAATGATAAAGTTTTTCTTTTTATCCATAATCTTCCTGGATATGTTAACATATCTCTATCAGGTATCTCTATATCAGAATCAGCTTTTTTTACTAAATGCCAATGCCAAACATCTGCATTATCACCCATAAGAAATTCATCATTATAATATCCAAAAGCTCTTGCATCTTTAGATTCATAATTAACTATTTCATCACTTTCATATCTTAATGAAGGTGTCTCTACACTCTCTATTAAACTTGGATAAAAATTATTCTCTATTTTACTATCACCTATTGAAGCCATTCTCTTCCATGCTTGCTTTGTTTGATATTCAGGATGTTCTGAACCAAAATTTTTTATTACTTTTTGTTTCTTTAGTATAGGTGACATCATATGTTCTTCATATTCTTTAGCTGATGGATTTTCAGATTCTATTTCATCTTTTAAATATTTTTTTATAGTTATTTTTTTACTATGTTTATCATCATAAATTTCTATTTTCCATTTATCTATTAAATTTTCATTAATTTTATTAGATATTATTTTTATGATTTTAAGTAAATCATTTTTGTTTGGATAATCCCAAAATGTAATAATTTTGGGGGTTAAAAATAATCTACCATTATATTTAAAATGAAAATTTTTACTTGATCTATAAGATTCATGAGGTTCACCTAAATCCCCTACTAAAACATCATTAATTTCTTGAGTCTTATTATTAACACTAACTATAAAAGGTCTTGCATTTTTTTCATAATAATTATATCTTTTTTTATAAAATATTATATTATCAGGGCTTTCATTTAAACTTGGATAAAAATTATCCTCTTGTTTACTATCACCTATTGGAGCCATTCTTTTCCATGCTTGCTTTGTTTGATATTCAGGATGTTCTGAACCAAAGCCTTGAACAACTTTAGATTGTTTAAGTAATGGTGATTTAACATGTTCTTGTGATAATTCTTCCGGAGTTCTTTCATAACCATAATCATAATCTTCTATTGGAATATAATTTACTTCATCTTCATTTGGATACCAATCACCCCACATTACGTTATTAGTTTTTTTAACTTCTTCAATATCAATAGGAATTTCTATTTTCCACTCCGGGTTTGAAAAATCTACAGATATTTTTTTAATTTTATACCAAGAATCATTATTAATTTTAACTTCAAGTTCATTAAGAACTTGTTTAAGTTTATTTTTATTTTCGGGAAAGTTCCAAAAAGTAATATAGTTATAAGAGGTAAATATTCTCCCACTATATTTGCCTCTTTCTGCTAATGTTGATGTTGTATCTATATATAATGGATTATTTTGTAAATATTCACCATACATGTCAAAATGAGTATCATTAGGATAACCTATAAATAATTTATCATTATAATATCCAAAAGGAATACAAAGATCGTCAGTCCAATCAATAACTTTACCCTTTGGAGCAACTATTGCATTTGGATTTTCAAATAATTTAGGATAAAAATCATTCTCTATTTTACTATCACCCATAGGCACAGCTCTTTTCCATGCTTGTTTTGTTTGATATTCAGGATGTTCTGAACCAAAACCTTGAACAACTTTAGAGTGTTTAAGTAATGGTGATTTAATGTGTTCAATATTTTGTTTTTCTTTTGATACATCTAAACTATTTACATAATCATTTACATCTATTAATTTTTTTATATATAAATCATCATTATCATCATTATCATTAGTATATTCCCAAGCACCTTTATGTTTCGCTATATTAAATTGATCTCCTTTAAGTACTGGAATATTATCATTTTTTGGCATTATAACTTCTATTTTCCATCCTGGTGTTTTAAAAATATCTACTTTTATTGCCTTTTTTAAATCCTTAGCAAATTTTTTAAAATTTTCTAAATCTGGGTATACCCAAAATGATATTATTTTTTTAGTTAACCATAATCTTCCAGGATATGTATAATCAGTTCTATTAGCATAATAAATATCATTTGAAGTATTTTTTAATTTTATATCATAATGATATGTAAGACGATCTTTTGCTATATAAAATACATTATTATAATATCCAAATGCTCGTGCATCTGTAGAATTACAATCAGCATAAACATCTACACCTTCATCATTATAATACCTAACTTGATCAGGGGATTCATTTAATTTTAAAGATGGATAAAACGTTTCTTGTTTATTATCCCCAATAGGCACAGCTCTTTTCCATGCTTGTTTTGTTTGATACTCAGGATGTTCTGAACCGAAGCCTTGAACAACTTTAGATTGTTTAAGTAATGGTGATTTAACATGTTCTTGTGCTAATTCTTCAGGTGAAAGTTGTTCACTACCGATATATTCTTGAGGAGTTATTAAAGCTTTTGTAATTTTACAATCTGAAGAGTAAAAAATTCGGTCATAATAATCCCAAGCAGAAAATTCATCATGTATTCTTCTGCCTGTAAGTATTTCATCTTCATCATATTCTCGTTTTTTTAATATTTCTATTTTCCATCCAGGATAATTTATTATATCGATACCGGTAACCTTTTTTAAATCAGATACAAATTTAGCAAATCTTTCTTTTGAAGGATATACCCAAAATGATATTACCTTATAATCAAGCCAAATTCGTCCTGGGTATTCAAATTCTTTTCGTTCATAATTTCCATACATAACTAATTCATCATCTGATACTTCAATATCTGAATGTACTTCTTTTGTTTTACTTACATATAATTTTTCATTTATATAACCAAAAGCATAAGTATTTTTGCCTTCTGTATAATGTATAGTGTTATATTTATTATGTTCAATTTCCTTTGGTGTTGATTTAGGATCTATTACTCTATCAGGAGATTCATTTAATGCTTCATTTATTATAGTTTCATTTATATTATATGTAAATTGAGGATTTTTTTCTTTTAATTTTTCAATTAATTTATTTGTATTTAAAGTATATTCAAAAACATCACTTTCAACAAATGTATTAGAATCTTGATATCTATTTAATAATAAAAAATTTTCTTGATCATGATAAATTCCATATTCATATATAGATGAATCGAAAGAATAATATTCAGTATGTATTTTACCACTTCTTAATAATGAATTTGCAATATCTCCATGATTAAATTGAAGATTATATAATGGAACATATAAATTACCATTAGAATCTGATATAGCTCTTACGCCTTGTTCAAATCCTTTTAAAGTCTTTGGATTCATTATAATAGGAACATTATCACCTACTAATCCAATTTGTTTTTGTCTTTTTCGGCTTGAATGATTTGATGGATTTCTCATAATACCAAATTTTCTTTCATAATATTTATCCCATGCAGAATCAGTAATCTCAAATAATTTAGAATTACACGATTCTGTTACTTTTTTATTATTATATTGTTTCATAAATTCTTCTGCTATAAATCCTCCCCAGGTTCTAGTTGATAATATATAATTTCTAAATTCCTTATCATTTAATTCAATAATTCCAACATATTCATTATATATAGATTTATCAGGAAATAATATATCCTTTGTTATATCAAAATATTTTCCATCTATTTTATTCCATGCATGTTCTATAGGAATACCATGGTATGAAATTTCACCTTCTATATAAGTTACTCCAGATATAGCTAATGTTAATTGCCCCGCATTTTTATAACATTCTTTTTGAACTATTTTAGTATGTTTATTATTCAAATAATCATCTATTTCTGGGTATTCTTTTCTTATTTCAGATATATTAACAATATTTATGGATTTTGCATTTTGTGCTTTCCAATCCCAAAAAAGTCGTTGTTTACCTGTCGTAATATCTCTTATCTGATTAAAATAATCAATTATTTCAGATTCATATATCTTTTTTATACTTAATTGCTTCATTATTAAATATCATTTATTTTATTTTATTAAAATTATATTAATTTATCATCATGAAAAAATCTGGAGGAGAATCATCATGTATCTTTTTCTTAAGTTCTTCTAATTCTTCCTTTCCTTCAACTTTAATATCGGCATAATTGATTTGTACACCTCCTATTAAGGTATAATTAAATGTTCCTATTATTCTTGATAATTGCATTTTTGATTTTGCGATAACCCATTTTATAAATACAGGATCTTCATATAAATTTTCAATAGGTATTTTATTTAAAGTTGTTACCCATAATGATTCATCAGGATCTCTACCTGTTATTTTTAATCTTTTTGTATCAATGTTAAAATTATGATTAATATCTCTAAGATTAAATTGTTTTGCTAAATCCCAAAAACTCCACTGAATAGTTCTATATGTTATTTGATCTGATGATAATGGTGAAAGAAACATATCAGCAGCCATCAATCTATCATATGACATATCCGGATCATGTATTCCAAAAGCTCTTTGTCCGGATGACATTTCATATACATATTTTATTCCCATTACACAATCAGGTAATTGAAATGTACGAGTATTTTTCCACTCTCGTGTACTATAATATTTTTTATCTAATACATACCAACCAGCTTCTGTAGCATCTCTATATTCACGATATAACCATTCCTGTTCAAGTTTCATTATTCTTTCTATTTCTGCTTCTGGAACTGAAAATGGTATAGCACATGATGCTGTTATTTCTCCGTTTACTTGATTTATAAACTCTTGTTTAGTCATATATTTATATTATATTATTAATTATTATACATCATACGTTTTCTTTGTAAATCACGCATATTTTTAAATGTTTCCACTTTAGATTTTAATTCATCAGGAATCCATTGTTCTATTGCTCTAAATCTAAAATCTTCCCAACTAACACCTTTTAAATAATTTTTCTCTATTATATTTATTTTTATACAATATTTAGGCCAATTAATAATAGGTTCACTTATTCTAAGTTCTGCTTCATCATTATCTGTTAAATTCTCAAACTCATAATCCTTTTTTAATTTTTTTAAATCAAATACAATACATGGTCCATCTTCATTAAATGCAACATCTGTATAATTAGGGTCAACTGTAATACAAATGCCATTATCATTATTTCCTAATTTATATGAAGGTATAGGTTTTTCTAATATAGGACCTTTTCGAAGAATATATTTAGAATCATCACCTTTAAAATTATTATAACAGGCATCAAATAATTTTCCTTCAGTTAACCAATGATAACATATATCAATATCATCAAGATTTAATATTTTATGTAATTTTCTATCTAATTGATACCATTGTAAACTTTCAAAAACTAATTTGGCCCTCATTATTTTATATAATTATTTTTAATATATTCATTTTGAAATCCTTTATCTTCATTTTTATTCATTGCTTTTATCCAAGAATAATCTCGAATTTCTTCAATTTTTAATGCATTTGAAATTTGAGGTAAACCTACAGGTTTTATTACTACTGTACTTTTATTATCCATTTCTATATTTCGACCTGGTGTCGCAAATTTTATAATAGATTCTGTAAGTTTACAATTAATTATCTCTTCATTATTCAAAACAAAACTTTTTTGTATATGATTACTTCTATTTGCGGTTACATTATTTAAATAAGATTCATTAACATTATTTGTTCGTATTAAATTAGAATTAATTATTCTTGATTTATTTATATTACATTTTACAAAATCACAATTTTCAAAAACCCCACTTAATTCACATAAAACTAAATCTATATTATTTAAATTAGCACCATTTATATTTCCATTTTTTAATTGATATTTTCCAGTATGTGTATCATAATTTAAAATACCTTTTTGTAACCCACCATTTAAAATCATTTCAAATATAGGTTTTCTTATATTATTCCAAAATGTTTTTATTGTTTGCGTAGATGTTTTTAAATCTACATATAGTTTTATATCTTTAAATTCATTAAGAAATACCATAGGATCATAATAAGACATTTGAATTTTATCAAAACCTTCAGTTAATCTTCTTATCTCATATGATTCAAAATCTGTTAAAGTATTTTCATTAATACTTTGATATGTTTTAATTATAAAATATTCTAAAACATCTTTAATATTCTTAGTATTATTTGCATAATCTTCACCTCCTATATAATTACATCCTAATATACCATTTGTATAATTAGAAAAATTAATTCCATAAAAATCTGCATAAGGAGTAGAAAGTATATATTTAATATTAGATTCTATTTCTGATTCATTTATATAATTATTTATAGATGATAATTTTTTAATTGACATTGCATAAGGAGAATTTCTTTGAGTAGGAAATCTATCATAAATAAAATTTTCATCAAATTTAAGTAATAATTTTGTAGGATTCATTTGAGATATATGTGAAATTGTATCTAAATGATGATGATTAAATGATAATGACATTTTTAGTCGAGTATCATTAGTAGTATCACAATTTTCGGAAATCCAATTAGAAACTTCATCAATAATTGGTATTATTGTATGATAATCTTGAGGAGCTATATGAAATTGATATCTTGATTTAGTAGCATCATATTCCTTTATTAATAATGCATTTGAATATGACGGTATATAATTTTCTTCTCCTGTTAATATAACATTCTTTCCTATACGACTAGATAAATTCTCTATAATAAATTTAGATTCTTTTGATGTATAAAATTCAAAAATTAAACCTATTTCACTCATATTTAATACTTCTAAAATTGAATATGACTTTGGTTTTAATGTATACATTTTTCTATTTATTTTATATTTATTTTATATATTCAATAAAAAAGGAGCCTTAAGCTCCTTTAAAATGTTGTCAATTATTATAAATTACTTTATAAATTTGGTCGATTTAATATCAGGTAAACGATATATTATACGATCATCTTTAAATTCATCAAATAGTACATTAATAGTTTCTCCTATCATAAAATTGTTAGACATTACTTTATGTTTTCTAAATTCTTTATTAGGAATTAAACCACTAATTTCATCAACTGTAACTATTAATCCAAAATTCATTACAGCTACAACTTTAGATTCTAATACTTTATCATTAGAATCTACAATAAATTTTTGAATTTTATTTAATTTATCTTCTGGATTTTCTTCTGTCAGAATAATCCTATTATCTTTAGTAATTTCAGAGATATAAAATTCAATATTATCTTCAGGCTTAATATTTCGTAAATTAAATTGTTCCTTTGTAATATCATTCATTTTTGATATATGAAGTAATCCAGTAAATATATTATCTTCAGATTCTGTACCAAATTCACAAAATACACCATATTTTGAACATCCTGTTACAACTCCTTTATATTTTATATTTATATCTAATTCTTGTATTTTACTTGGAAGAATATAGGCAAGATATTTTTTATGAGATACTATAAATGAATTCATATCTTTAAGAAAATCTTCTATCATTACAATAATTTCCTTTCCTATATATGATTGAAAATCTATTATTTTATTTGGTGCAGCAAGTGAACCTGGCATAAATGCTTCAACTCCTTGAACTTCAACTAAAAATCCTCCTTTATTAGCATCTATAACTTTAGCTTTATATGCATTAGTTGGATGTTGTATTTGTTCCATAAATTCATCTTTTACAGATTTAAGATGACCTTGCCATAATGAAATTTTTACATTAGGTGTTGATTCTATTACAAATGCTGTAATTCCTCTTTCAATAAAAATATTTTTTATGTTTGTTGTAATTAAATCATTTGTAAAATCTGAGGTAGTGTTATAACCAAATGCTTGTATAAAACGTTTCTCTCTATTTAAATCAACTGTTACAGTTAATCCTCCTGTTAATTCAATATCTATAAAGTCTTCTCTTATATTAAAAATATCTATAATTTTAACAATATCTCCTTTTATTAAATCCTTTTTAATAATTTCAGAATTTTGTTTGGTGTAAATATCAAAGAGCTCTTGTGCATATGGCTCTCTAGAATAACATTTTGAATTTTTTAAATTGCTAATAATTTTTTTGTTTTGTAATAATTTAGAACCCCCAGTAAAACCGTCATCGTAAAGATCCCAGTTAAAATTTGTAGTCTTAGTCTCCATTTTAATTTTATTTAAAAAGTTAGTAAAAAATGTTTTGTTTAATTATATTATATATCAATCTTTAAAAAATGTTTTTTATGTAAATGCAAATACTATAATTAATTTATTACAAGATAACTATTTTAAAATATGAAGATATATAAAAAAATAATACTAATAAACATGGATTTAAAAAATATATTTTTAACTACATTCATTCCAGAGTTTCCTAAAATTTATAATTATAATAATAATGTATTTAAACGTTATTTAGATGTTATATATAATGAAACACAAGGTGTAGTAATTGTACCTATAAATACTCCAGGAAGAGTAAAAGCAGCAACAGGGGAATTTGTTACTACAATAACTGATAATCTCATTGTTAAAAAACAATGGACAAACTTATATTCAAATGTTAATACAGTTGATCAGGATTATTATAATACATATATAAGTGGAGATGCATCTGTAAGAGATGCTTCAATTATAGGTACATTAGAAAATTCTACATATAAATATGTCGATGTATTAAAACCTTATTATAAAATTTCTAACACTATTAAATATGCATTTAAATCTAATTTATTAGGTCAAGAAATTCAATTAATATTAGATACAAGTACTGGAAGTACAAATGATTATGAGATATTATTAGATCCAAGTACTAATTCAGGTACAATTTCTACATTAACTACTCCATATAGTGATGCAAATATAACATGGATTAAATTAATAGCAATTAATTATGATTCATCTTGGGGTACAAAATGGATAGTTAAACAATATGGAGGAACTTTAACAATAAGCTAAAAAATAAAAATTTATGACAATGATAAGAACAACACCCTTTGTTAAAAGAATGCGAACAACTGGAGGCACAATTTATACATTTAGTTCTGCACTTGAAGATATAGGTTTAAATATTAATGAAAGAAATAACATAGTAAAAATGTCACATTATGCTTTGTTAAATATTCCAAGTATAGATGCTCCTGTTACTTTACAAGAAAATAAATTTAATGTATATTCTATTCCTGGTGCATTTACATATTTTAATAATGGAGATATTAAAGATGGAAGAGTTGTAGTAGCTGAAAGTTTTCAAAATTATGCCCTTAATCTTGAAAATAATATCTTAGCACAAGATACATATAATCCTGCATTAACTAATACTGTTTCTGAAAGAGTTTTATGGAAATGGTTAAAAGAAACTGGAGCTATTAGATGGTCTCCTATTAATACTTCTATAGGATTATATTGGAAAGAAGAATATGATGATCCTGATTCTTCTTTAGGATATAATTCTATAGTTAAAGCAATTGGTAATATAAGTGCTGGTGCAGTAAGAACAGATTCATTTGGTACATATAATGAAACTTATGTATTAGTTCCCACATCTTTTGGTGAAACTCAGGTCTATTTTAAACAAGTAGAAGATGATAATTATAAACATGGAATGTCTATTACAAATGGATTTATTCCAATTTTAGGAAGAGAAAATTATCTTCAACCTCATCCTGATGCATTAGATATCAATTCATATTATGATTATATGGATTCAAGTACAAAAATTGCTAATAATAATATAACTTATGATGCAAGTGGCATAGTAGGAACTGGATGGTGGTGGACTTATGAAGGTTTAAATACTTCAGAGGATAGAAATTATTATACTGATACATCTACATATATAAATACAGGTATTTATAATATAGATTTAAGTATTAATGGTCAATTTGGTTATAAACGTTCATTAGTAGATTGTGTAGGTATTGAATTTGATCTTACAAATCTTAGAAATATGAATGTATGGGGAGATACATTATCAACAGATTCGACATTAACTTATGATAAAATGGCAATGGAATATGCTGTTAATGATTCATATGATTTTAATGCAATACTTATTTATTATTCTATATATAATAAAACAGCTGATGTTGTATTAGCAACAAATTTATTGGGTATATTATTTTTAGATCCTCCATCAGGAAATACCTCAAATTTTCCATTATCGGAAATTAAACTTCCTTCAATAACTAAATTACAAAGTGGACCTTCAGGATTTGGTACATCATATTCATTTAGACTAAATATTAAATCAGATTATATGTTAGATGATACTGCAGCAACTATTTTTGATGCAGCTGTACCTTATGATGAAGATTTATCTAATTGGTCAGATGTTTTTGATAATTTAGGAAAAACTTTATCAATACTTAATAGTCAAACTGGAACATTATCTTATATAACAAACCAATATTTACAATTACAAAATGATGTAACAAATATTGCAAATCAAGTTAATAATGTTTATAATATTTATAATAGTTCAAATGGATATGGTACTCAAGGCATACAAGGAATTCAAGGAACTGGAGGAAATGGAGTATTTAATATTATAGGAAATACTTCTGAAGTACTTTTTAGAGATGATAAAGTAAAATTTGGATATAATACAAGCCCTAATTTTATATGGGATAATTCAATATTACAAATAAGTGGGTATAAAAGTTTTAGATATATTGATTCAAGTATTTATGATTATAATGAAAAAGTAATGACATCAGATGTAAGTGGCAATGCCTCTTGGTCATCATTATATGATATAGGTAATATGTTTCCTGTTATAATGGTTAAAGATGCTTCTGAATTTATATCAGCATTTAATAATTATAATAGTGAAAATGGTATAAAGGCTAATAAAGGTGCTTTAATTATAATAAATGGAAATGTTAATATTATAGGGGATGTAAGCCTTAATCACAGCGGAATTATAGTGGAAGGTGTAGGGAATAGTATGATAGATGTATCAAATGGTAAAATTAATGTTTGGGGAAATAAAGCTAAAATAGATTATAGAAATATAACCATTAAGGGTAAATCTTCAACAAATGCTACTTTAATTTTTGATGTATATTCAAATGTAGATACAATGTTCAACAATGTAACTTTTGATGGTATATGTTATAATAATATATCTCCTGGTGTATCTAATAGTTCAAATTGCAATATATATTATCAAACTTTAAACATAAATCCAAATATTAATTTTAAATTATGTAAATTTAAATCTGATAATATTACAAAATATCATAGATTTATATTATATTCTAGTGCTATTCCAACTATATTAACAGCAAGTGTAATATCACATACACCAAATAATGCAATAATATTATCACATTCAGATAGATATTTTGATTTTGCAATATCTTGTGATAATTTTAATTATTTTTCAGATGGTTCAGGTGAATTATATAATTTATCACCATTAACCGGTAGTATATCACAAAATATTAAAAATATTACAATACCAGAAATAGATCATAACCCTATAGGAATAAATGTGCCAACAATGAAACATGCATTTTATTGTGATAGTTCAAATTCACAATTATATTTTTCTACTGGTGTTAATTCAAATTCACAATGGATAAATATTAATTCAAGTACAGGGGTTCAAGGTATTCAAGGTATTCAAGGATTATTAGGAAATCAAGGTATTCAAGGTATATCAGGTTCAGCTGTTGCCCAGGGTATTCAAGGTATTCAAGGTATTCAAGGATTATTAGGAAATCAAGGTATTCAAGGTATATCAGGTTCAGCTGTTGCCCAGGGTATTCAAGGTATTCAAGGTATTCAAGGATCTTCTATAGATATATATGATCATTGGAATGCAAAAATAAATTCAAAAGCTGAAAGAGGAATTTATAAATTTGATAGTAGTACAGGATATAGAGGAGTTAATTTTGAAGCAGGTCATAATATAAGTATTCTAGAATCTAGTGATGTATCAAATTATTATAAAATAATTATAAATGCAAGTAATGGAACAGGAACTCCATATGTTTTACCTAAATGGAGTCCAATAGGTAATGCATTGATAGATAGTTCTATATATTCAAATAATATACATACCGGTATTGGTACTTCATTACCTACAAGAAATTTAGATATTAACGGTAATATAAGAATAAGAACATTAGATGTTATAAATTCATCTATATATGAATGGGCTCTTGTTTCTGATGCATCAGGAAATATTGATAAAGTATTACGTTCAAGTGTTATAGGTGATTTTACATTTATACCTAATTATTATGTAACAAATCTTACAGAGTTTATTGATGCATATAATAAAATAGATATTGATCGTAAATTAAATGGTAATGGTGGGAATATTTATATAAATGGTAGGATAATATTAACATCAAATTTAATATTAAATATGAATGGTATAGATATTTATTCTTCTGGTAATGGAGGGTCATTTATGTTTTGTAATTCTGATTCAAGTTTAGCCACTGTTTATAAACTTATCATTAATGAAGGTAATCCAACATTTTATAATACAGGGTTTATAGGTGCTACTACACAAAGTAGTACTCAAATGCAATATTTAATAAATAGAAATATAATAGATGTATCATGTTTAAGTTCTAAAATATCATTTTCAGAATGTGAATTTTCAAATATTATAGGAGGTATTGAAGGTCCTGTTATAACTTATTCAACTAATCCACTTAATGAATTTTATTCAAATTCATTATATTTTAATAATTGTATTATATCTTCTAATAATAATATCATTCCTTTTGAATATAGTGGATTTCATATTAGATATGATGGTGCGGGAGTTAATAAATTTAGATTAAATTTATATATATCAGATCAGATTTATACTTCAGGTAGTACTACAGGAGGATTTCCTACTAATAATTCAGGAAATAAATATGTGGTAACATATTTAAATAATGATTTTTCGAATTTTTCATTTTTTACAGATGATACTGCATGGTTAGATAGAACAACTACTTCAGTAGGAACTATTCCAGCTACATCAAGATCCAAATTGATGAATAGTATGACTTATATGGAAACAATTACTACATTAAATTCAAGTGATTATTTCTTAATATCTTCATCAGATAATAAATATAGAAAAATATCATCAGAAGATATATTATCAAAATCATCACTTGCTACAATCGATGTTAAAACTTCTAATTACTCTTTAGTTAATGAAGATAATGGAAAAATAATAGAATTTAATATATCAACAGATTGTTCAATATATTACCATCAGGAATTAGTAAAGGATTTCAAGCTACAGTTGTTAAAATAGGTGATAAAAGTTCATATTTAAGATTTGATGCATCAGGAACAAGTACATTAAATTCTAGAGATTCCAGTATTACTTTAATAAGTAATTATACTGGTGCTACTATTTATAATAGAGGAAATAATAATTGGGTTATAATGGGTGATTTACATTAAAATAAAAATTAAAATTATGGGATTTAATATACAATATCATGGAATTTTACAATCTTTTAGAAATGAAGATATTATAGAATCATTAATAAATATTGATAATAATGCTATAACATTTAGATATGATTCTTCTACTTATAATGGAGCAATAGTATGTCCAGGATATAATAAAGTTATTCATTTAGATACCAAAGATGAACATGAGCCATGGGATATAGAATATTATGAAGGCCCTAATAAAGATGGAGGAAGATCATCTATTAGTTGGTTACATGTAGGTTTATTTAATCCAAACAGTAGTACAGGAATTGATGTTTCAATAGGTCTTTATGTGGATGCTCAAAAGGTAGCTGATCCACAAAGACAAGCATTAATTAATTTTTATTGTATTAATACACCAAGTGCATCAGAATATTGTATAATTACACAAACTCCATATGGTATATCATGTTCATAATTAAAATAAATAAAAATAAATAAAATATAATATGTCAAAAGTAAATTCTTTTACCGAAACAGTTAATACACTTATTGAGCAAGTTAATATAGGAATGGCTAATGTAGTTGCATTAAATGAAAGTATAACTACACAAAATGATACTATTAATTTAACAGTAGAACAAAAAAATGCAATAACAGGTGATCCTTCAACTGTTACATATGCAATGCCTTCGTATAATACAGTAATTAATAAAGTAAATTCTTTAGAACAAACCATGGATTCTTTTGTTAAAGGAGAAGGTGTAGTTTTATTAGCAGATGGTACATATAGAAAAGTTACAACTCAGCCTGTTGCAATATCTCCGGTAGAAATACAAAACATTTCTATACCTACAAATTTTTATGTAAGAAGTAATTGGTTCTTTGAATCTATGATGTTTCCTCAGTTAATAGTAACATTTGATCTTAAAGGTAAAATAGATGATCGATCAGATAGAGTAGTAGTTAAAAGAGTTATTTTTGATAATCAAACTGATGAAGATACTCAATGGTTTTTAGATAATGTTACTAATGTAAATAGAAGTTATTATGAAACTGTTACATATTATAATGAACAAGGTAAAAGATACTGGGAAGATGAAGAAACTATAGATTTACCATTAAAAGTAGAACCTTATACTGGTTATTTTGTAATAGTCGATAAACTAACAATAAATGGTAAAGAATGGTTTTATTTAGATACAATGAATTACGGGGAAACTACAGATTCGCCTATAGTTAAAAATTATCAATTAGCTATAGGAGATCAATTACGTTATGGTAATTCCATATGGCAAATAGATGCAATACAAATAAATGAAAATAGAATACATATAATTCCTATGGTAGGAATGGATCAACCAACTATTAGTAAATCTTTTGAAATTTATACATCACCTTTTTCTACAAAATTATTAGATATTCCTATTGGATATGATGAATGCAATTCTATATTTATAAAAGGTGTTAATGATGATTTTAATGTTATTGGTGATAATTGGAGTTCAGGAATTAGTTTTTGGACTAATGATTTGATATTAGATGGTGGTTCAATGAACTTGGAAGATTATTATAATGCAAATGTTGCAGATTTTGGAAAACAATTAGAAGGACAGGCAAAAGAAAAATTTATACCTGCATATTTCGGATTAGCACCAGATGCACCAGTATTTACATCAGATAATTTTTCAGTTAAACAATTAAATACTCAATTAAATGCTGCATTAGATATAGAAAGTGTTAAAAATACTCAGACACAAATTGAATCTACTAAAACATTTATAAATTCACTTAAAACGACAATAGCTCAACAAAAAGCTCAATTAGTAGAATTAACAGATCCTGGTGAAAGAGCTAGTTTAAACTCAAAAATTATTGCAAATATTAATGATTTATCTAAAAAAACTATAGAATATCAATCTTTAGTAAGATCATTAGCAACTGTTGCTTATGAAAATTCAGCAGTAACAACTTCACCTAAATATAGAATTCGTGGGTTCTTTTCTATACCTGCTCCTAAAGGTAATCCTCCTCAAGAAATTATTCAATTCGAATATGCTTATCGTTATATTAAACTTGATAATTCAGGTACATCATTAAATACCTATGAATATAATGATCCAAGTACTGGACAAAAAATAAAAGGAACATTTACTGATTGGAATATAGTTTCAACTTCAGTAAAACAAAAAGTATTTGATTCATCAACTGAAACTTATTCATGGATAACAGAAAATATTGCAGATGGTGAAATTAATAATATTAATCAAGTTGATATAGCAATAACAAAAGGAGAAAAAGTTCAACTTAAAATTAGATCAATTTCTGAAGCTGGATGGCCTCTTAATCCTCTTAAATCTTCATGGTCAGATCCTATTATTTTAGAATTTCCATCAAATATAGAAGGTTCTAATCAAATAACTAATATATTATCAGATGCCGCATCTGAAATTGAAACAATAAAATTAGATGAAACTTTATCAGCAGCAGGCGTACCTACTCATATTGCAGATAGTATACCTAATCCTAATTCTGGTAATGGTACATACTTTAAACATCAAGCAGTTAATTTAGTATATGATTTAAAAATAAAAGATATTGATGGAGTAGTATCTAGTGTTAAAAGCACAGATTTACAAAGTCAAATTGAAAATTTATCACCTTATACATATATAACGTTAACTAAACCTACTGGAGCAATATCTGGTTATAATCAATTAACAGGAACTTTACAACAATTTTTACAAGCTATAGTAAATGTCGATCCATCTATTTATGAATCATTTGAAGATCAAATTAATCCTGTGTAATATATAATTAAACACTAATATGAAATTATTTAATAATACCGCTATATTAACAAGCAAAAATCCTGAAGCATTTTTATGTTTTACTAAAGAAGAAAGTGATTATAAAATTATTCCATCTTCTTCTGTTAGTGAAGGTATGTTATATGTTAATGGAATAGATATAACTAAGTATGAAGTATCTATAGGATATGCATTAACACTTGATGCAAGTTTTCCTATGGTGGCTTTTCATGTATATTCACCTATTAATTATAATTTTGATACATCTATTAATTTTGCGTTTTACAATTCTTCATTAATTGGACCAGCAAAATCCACTGGAATAAGTATATTAAATAGACCCTTTATAGTAAAAGATGAAGAAATTAATACATATGAAAATAATAATATATTAGTTGATGATATAGCTTCATATTTATTAATGAGAACTAATCCAAAATTTTCTGGAAATATAATGTTAGTTATTGATGAAAGTAGTAATATGTATTTAGATACATTTAAAGTATCTGATATATTATCTAATAAAAAATATAGACATCAACTAATATCCGGAAATAGTGTTTTATCTAGTGATATTCGTAATGTATTTTCTACTTTACCATTAGGTGAATTATATAGAGTAGATGTTGATAATACATTACAAATAGGAATTCCTAAAACTGAAGTAAAAGATCAATTTAATGTAACATATAATTATGGTGCAAAACTATTTAAAGATGAATTATATCCTGAAGATAATTTAATGTTAGCTCCAATATGGATAAATTCAAAATTACCTGATTATTTTTCAGTATTTAGATTAAATGGTACATATAATAGTGAAACATATGATGGATCATCATTAATAAATTTAGCATTTAAATATCTTAAAGAGAGTGATATTATTAAAACATGGAGTATAAGTAATGATAAACCTATTGGAAAATACCTTAATACACATATAACTGATTTAGAAAAAATTCAGGCTCCAGTATTTTTATCATTAACAAATCCTACACAAAATGAAGCAGATCCTAATACATGGTATGGAATTGCTGTAGATAAAGGTGTAATGACTGGACGATCAGAAACTACATATTTCTTTAATCAAAAGGCTAATAATTTTACAGATCTTAACGCATTTATATCACAAGGATTTGAAAGAAACACTTTACTTTGTCCTAATTTAATAAATTTAGGATTTGCCTTTAGTGATAATGATGTTAGTTTATATACTATGAATAGATATTTTGGTTTATATTTAACCGAAAATATATTATATAAAGTTGGTTATTATGCTAATAATTCAACTGGTAATATTGAAATAATTTCTTTAGATAATAAAGATAGTAGTATATTTATACATTCAGATATATTTGATATATCAGGAAATTTAAATGATGTGTATAAAAATAGAATTCTTGTTATTAATGATAATATTGAATTAAAAAGAATTACAAACGTATCACAAATAAATGATTCATCATTAAATAAATATACAAGTAAACCTTATAATAATATATTTAGTATAAATGTTGAAGAAATAACTACAAATCCTTTTATGTTATTTACATTAAAAGAAAGACTTCAACAGGGTGAACATTTAAGAGTTGTTAATCATGATGCTAATACAATATGGGAAGTTTTTGCAACAGATTCTTCATCATATGATTGTTTACGTTATGTATCATTTACACCGGCATATGGAATATATCCTAAAGTTTATAGAACATATTTTGATATAAATGGAGATATAGAATATCAAACTAAACAAATAGCAGATGCATTTGATTTATTTTCTAACTATTCTGATGCACCATTTAGAACAGGTTTATATGGTAAAGATTGGGTATCTATTATTCTTAATAATGATGCATCAATGAATCAGATATGGAAATTTCAACGAATAACTTCTTCAACATTAGATCCATCGATATTAGATATATCTACAAATGATCCTATAATAGGTTTTAATAATGCATCATCATTTTCTGATATAGAATTTTTTGGAGTATATACTCCAGATGCAAGTAATTTTGTTAGAATATCTTATGATGCATCCTATGGTCCTATAGATTTTGAATTATTTGGTGATAGACAATTACTTACATTTACATTTATAAATCCAGGAATTAATCATTTATATAGTTTTGATTCATCGAAAAATATTTTAGATAAATTTGAGATACCTACTTTATATCAATCAACTGATAATTGGTATAGAAAATTATTAAATTTTCAAGTTAAAGATTTATCACATTGTTTATACATAAAAGATCCTTTACATATTCATGATAATGTTATTATAATGACTTCTGATGATATATCATTAATTAATAATAGATTTAATGCTTATAATATTTATCCAATAAATATATCATTAATGGGTATAAATCCTGTAAAAGATATAGATTATACAATATATGATTCAAGTTCTATTATAGATTCATCTAAAATGAATTTTACCAGTGAATATTTTTATAATAGAGAAGATGATATTAGTACCTTTTCTGTTTCTGTAAAAAATAAAGAAAATTATACATTAGATATACAAGGATCATATGTAATAGTTTCTGGAGAAGGCACAATAACTCAAAATTCTATTAAAAAACCTTATTATCCAAATCTTCTTATGAATACTTTTAATTCAAGTATATATTTTGAAGCTAGTACAAATACAGTAATAAGTTACGGAGTATTAGATGGTTCATATAATTATAAAAGTTATAAAAATAATTCTAGTGAAGAATTAATAAAGGATTATTTTGATTCTAGTACTTTATTAAAATATGGTTTAATAGTTCCATTGGTATCTAAATGGGTAGGTCTTGGAAGTGATGCAAGAAATAATCCTTTACGATTAATATTAAATAATAATATTTTAGATGTATCTACAAATTTTATACCAACAGATGAACATTTTACTCAAGAAATAACATATCCATCATATAAATATTTAACACCAGGTAAAAGAGCATGGGAAAATTACATTTTTTATGATATTAATGATGTATTATATGATGCATCATCTAATTCTTATAAATCTTTTAAGGAATTAATATTTGATAATCCTTATGTTGATTATTTTTCAAAATTAGTATATGCTAATCATAATGTTAATGCAACAAAAACTCGTTCATCTTTAACATACTATAATCAATATAAAAATACAATAGATACTTTATTTTTAGGAGTAAATTATTCTTTTTATATACAAAATATTGCTAAAAATATATTAGATATTAAAAATTATAATAAATACAGATTTTCTTTTATATCAACTCCTTCAAAAAATAAAACTAATGCAAGACCTATAGAAGTTATTATAAATGAAAATAATAAAACTATTTTAATGATATGGTATCAAGGTAATGATGAATTGAATTATAATATGAGATATTCTTCATTTTTACCTGGTAAAGCTTTATTAGATCCATCTAATAATGGATTTGTAACCAAAAAATCTCCAGAAACATGGTATTCCTTTGTTAAAACACCATTTATTATTAATAATTCAAGTGTATCAAAAAAATTAGTTAATTTATATGGTATTGCCGATGGTATTAATACAAATTATGAAATAACTACAGTACAACCATATGCACAATTTAATAAAATGAATAATGGGTTTAACTCTATTTTTATTGCTCCTAATCGTTTAGGAAATACTATAAATGGAAATATATTATATGTTGCAGATGGTGATAAAAATTATCAAACATTTTCCCAATATATAGATTATATATATACTTCTAATTATAATACATACGGTTCATATACAGTTAATTATGGATATAATTATGGAAGAAATGATAATTATTATGAAAATAATACAACAAATTTAACTTCTTTAAAATATTATTTAGCATCTTCACGTACATCTGTAATGTATTATATAATAAGAGGTGATGAAATTATTACAAGTTTAGATTTTGGAAAAACTATAAATCCTATTATTATTACAATTAATCCTCCACGTGAATATGGATCAATGACTACTTATAATGGTTGGTTTAAACCTAAATTTAATAATATATTTGAATTTAAAGCAAATGAAGATAATGATATTATTAATACTATTAATAAAGATTTTATATTTGCAAATACAAATTTAAGAACATATAATAATATTCCACAATTATGGTATAATAAAGTAACTTCTAATGTAACTAGTTTAGATGTTTCTGTAGGAAATGCTATTTCATATGTTAAAGATTATAATGTATTTAAATCATTATGGGATGCAAATTATTATAATATTGATAATACTTTAGTAAATGGATATAATTGTTCATTAGAATTATCATCATTTTTTGGATCAAAATTACCTAAACTTCCTAATCAAATTACTCTTGATAAATGGGATAATACTACATTATCTTATACATCAAATACAACGGAAATAATAGTTAATTATAATTTAACACGTTCAATATTATCATTATTTAAAACAAATTCAATATTTTTAAATAACTGGTCAACATTTTTAAATATAAGTAATTCTAATAATGTTATAGATGATTATATAAAAAATACAATTATAACTTATTATAATATAAGTCAACCTAAAATAATAATGAATTTTTATTATAAATCATATGATAATAATATTATACATAATGAATATGATAATTCATTTATAAATGATAATAAACAAAATTTTAATGGCCAATTAATTTATCAAAATGATGAATACATATATAGAGTAATAATTCCTAAAGTTGGAAAATTTTCTTATTATTTATCATTTATATTAACAGAAAAATAATAAAGTATGAAATTTAAATATTCACCAGGTTTAATAGGATATGGAACTAAAGGTACAAATGGCACTGATGGATTACAAGGGATGTCTATATATTTTACAGATTATGATCCTATATTTAATAAAAGTATTATAGAATTGGCTATTGTAAATAATAATGTTATTTGGTCTTCATTTCCTCCTAATACTAAATTACCAAATGATAGAAAATATATAACAGGAGATTTATTTATAGATTCTAGAGGTTTTGTTTATCAAATAGATACATCTTCAAATACTTTTACATATACAAATACTATATTAACAAAGGGAAATTATTATGAAACTAGTAAACAAAGTACAAATGATTTTGAGAGGTGGTATAATAAATGTGATGTTTCATTAAAAGGTTATTTAATAGATAATACAAAATTAAATTTAGGTGAAAATTATGCACAAACATTAAAAATATATGACACATCTATAAGTAATTTTACAAGAATAGAACATAATTCTATTCCTAATGATATTAATTATGGATTATCATTATATTCATCAGCTGAACAGATTTTAACTGATGATGATAAATGTTTAGCTATTATTTTTGATCCTATATTAAATTCATTCAGAATTGGAAATATTAATGAAGATAGTAGTATTAGAAATACATCTTTAACTTTAGATATATCTACATTATCTTATAATAAAGCTAATGTATATTCTTTAAATGAATCTTTAGGAACTATATTAACAAACAAAGAAATATCTACAAATTTATTATATAATAATAATTTTATTTCATCCCCATCAACATTTGTAAATGCAATATCTGATGGTAATCAAATAATTATTTCATGGAAATTATCTGATTTTACACAAGAAGAAAATATTAAAGGTAATTTATATTTTTATAAAGATATATCATATAATAATACATATAATTTAAATAATTCTACTATAAGTCCTATTGTTATGTATGATATTGATTCATCAGGATCTGTAACTATAAATAATTTAGATAATGGAAGTTTATATACATATTATATGAGTATAGAAAAAGATGGATGGGAAAAAGAATCAAATAAAATATCTATTATAAATTCTCCTAATTCATATTATATGACTATATTAAATCCTTTAGATAAAACTTTAGATGCATCATCAGATGGTACATTTAATGAAGATTCATCATCATATTTAATATATCCTTTAGATATATCTATGAATGTTCCTACTACATGGAATGCTACAACAGATGCATCATTCATCTCACTTATAGGAACAACTAATGGTGCAAGTGGGACATTTACATTAGATGTAAGTTTATCAGCATGGAAAGGTTCTACTGGTAGAGCAGGTTCTATAATATTTTCATCTTTAGGAGTACCTACTCAATATATTACAATTATACAAAGAAATTTAACTACTACAGTTCAGTTTACTGCTGATGGATCTTTATATTTTTCACCAACATTAACAGATCAAAATGTTACTATTAACTTTAAATTATATGCATATACAAAAACAAGAAGAGGCATAGGAGATTTTGAACATTATGCAGATACTATTACCAGTTTATATAAACAAGATAATATAGTTAAAACTATACAAGCTTATGCAGAAACTAATGGGTTACAATTAATTGAAAATGATACATCAATTAATTATACAATGACTTCTATTAATGCTAGTACAAAAATTTATGGAAGAATTCAAGGTACTGAAAATGGCATATATTCAGAAGGGCCTGATTGTTATTTTGGTAATGGTACTAATTTTATGGAAGGTATGGGTTGGATTGAAATAATGAATGTTACAAAAAACAATGGGTCAGGAGTAATTACACCTGGTTTAAATAAATATTGGTATTTTAAACGTACTATTACTGGATGTTCAAATCAATTAGGAGTTATGTCAACTCAACCTTTGTCTATATAAAATAATGATATATAATAAATAATCAATATTATGAGTGAAAAATTTAAATATGCACCAGGAAAACCTGGGTTTGGAACAAAAGGAGATCCTGGTATAAATGGCAATCAAGGATTATCTATATATTTTACGGATTTAAATCCTGTATCACAATCTTTGGAAATAAATACCAGAATAAAAAATAATAAAGTATTATTTGCAAGTACACCAGATATATCATTACCAAGTAATAGAATTTATATTACAGGTGATTTATTTATAGATTCAACAGGTGGTGCTTGGGAAATTAATGCAGAAATAGATACATTCTCAATAATAGGAAATATAAATTTAGGAGGATTTTTTGTTCCATTGGGGATATCATCAAGTGAAGGTTATGAAAGGTATTTTAATAGTAATTCATCTCCTAAATATATAATCGATAACGTTTATACAGATGCTGGTGCAGTTGATTATACACAAACACCATCTTTTATTTATGGTATAGCTCCTGTAAATTTTACAAGAATTGAATATACTAATGTTAAAAATGAATCTAATTATAATGCATTTACTGCATATACAATAGGAAGTGATGATAATAAAGGATTTGCTATAATATATGATGAATTAAATAAAACATTTAGAATAGGTAATGTAGGTAATGGAGAAATTATAAGAGATACAAATATAACATTTGATGTTAGTTCACTTATAGTGACAAAACAAAATGGAATAAATACATTTAATAAAAATACTTTACCTGGTACTATATTAACTAATTATGAAATAGATGCAAATTGCTTATTTGACCCAATTTTTAATAGAGAACCTTCAAGTTTCTATACTCAAATATCAGGTAATGATTGTTCAATTTTTTGGAATTTAGAAGATTTTACAAACGATTTAAATATAAGTGCTGATTTATATTTATATGAAGATATTACATCTTTTAATGGAAATACATATAGTATAGATTCATCAATAATTAAACCTTTAATTTTTTCAAATATTGATATATCCGGAAATTTAAGAATAACAAATTTAAAAAATTTAACTCCATATTCATGTTATATTAAATTAAATAAAAATGGATGGATTAGAAAATCTTCAATAAAATCTATATTTCCAGGAATTCTTACAGTTTCTCCAAATACATTTATTGAACCATCTGGTGGTTCAATAAATAAAGGTATTGATATTAATTCAAACATTGAATGGAATTATGAATTAATTCAAAATCCAAGTGATTTTATCTATAATATAATTTCTTCAAGTACAGGATATGATGGTTCATTATATTTTGATGTATCAACAAATTTAAATCCAGCAAGAACAGGAATTATAAGATTAACTCCTAAAGGTGGTGCACATGTAGATGTTTCAATATATCAACAAACTCCTTATATATCAATACAATCAATTTTAACATTAGATTCAACTATGGGAACTAATGATAATAAAACTGCAATATATACTCTTAATACGGATGCGTCACTACCTGGAACAACAGCTGTAAATTTAACTCTTGATTGGTGGCCAAGTGCTGATAATAATATGAATGCAATAGAAAACGGTCAATCTTATCATACAGCAGATATAACAGTAAGTGCACCAGGTAAAGGAACAGTTACTTTACCAAATGAATCTGAAAATTTATATGCTCAAGAAAGTTGGAATCCTGCAGGGTATTCATGGAATAATTTATTAACAAATTGTACAAGCTCTAATTTTCCAATAACTATATCGATAACAGCATCAGCACAAATAATGAATCATCCTACTTCAGGGGACATGGTTACTACAGTTGCTTCTTTTAAAAACTTAAAATTATCTAAATCATTAGGTTCACCTTTAACTATATCATATAATACAAGATTAGGAGCTATTCAAGCTGATGATATAATAGCAGGTGATATTCCACCACAATAAAATAAAATAAAATTATGATAACCAAAATAGATATAAATAAAATATGGAAATTTTTAAAAAGTAAAATATTTACAATATTATTAATTGTTGTATTAATAGGTTATGCTGGATTTCAATATAATACTATTCAAAATCTAAAAAGAGATAAAGCGATAAAGGAACAAAATATCATAGCTCTTAATGATTCTTTAAAATATGAACGTACTAAAAATGGTGAACTTATTGTTTCTATAGCTGGATATATTTCTACAGAAAAAGAATTAAAAAGTATAAATAAAGATTTATGGGAACGAGTAAAAGGTCAATCTGGTGATATTATATCTCTTAATCATGTAATAATTCAACTTCGTCAAGATTCTATTCAATTACAAAAATGGTTAAAAGAAAAAGATAAAATAATAGGTGAATTAACAACAATAGATTCTAATACATATGCAGCACCTTGGGTATTACCTTATGTATATGATTCTACAAATTTTGATATAATTTCAGGACGAACTTATATAAAAGTTCTTAGTAAAAATCCATTAAAATTAATTCATTCTAATACAGAAATAATAGAAAGATTAACCCAAATAGATTTAACATGGGGACAAAAAGTAGAAGATAAACAATTAAGAGTATTTGTACAAAGTGCATATCCAGGATTTACTGTAGCGGCAATGGAAGGTGTCTTAATTGATCCAAACTCAAATCCTTTAATTAAAAAACTTATAAAAGAAAAACATTGGTTTACAGGATTAGGAATAGGAGTGGGTATTTCTGCTGGATTTAATATAACATCTGGAACTTATGGATTAGTTATTGGACCATCTTTTATTTATAATATATATAAGTGGTAAATAATAAAAAATAAATATATAATGGCAACAAATATATCAAAATATGTACAATTAAATGATTATATTCTTCTTGAATATGAATTTAATAGAGATGGTGAAACTGATCCTATTATTAATAATACATTTGTAAGAACTACAGATAAAGGTACAAAATATTTTTATGAAGATGATCTTGCATTAGGATCAACTAATAATATTTTACCATTAAATTCTGTTCCTACAAATATTCAAAGAACATCTTGGTTTTTAGATTCTAGTAATTACTCAAGTACATATAATAATTATTGGGTAAATCCAAGTGCATCTGAAAATTTATATCCTATTATGTCTACATATGTAAGGGATACTATTAAATTACACATAGTTTCAGGATATAATTTTGATGATAATGGAGGATTTTTATTACAAATAAGGGCAGATTCATCTATAAACGGAATGATAGATTTAGCTAATTTTACATATGCTAAACAATCACAAATTTTATCAGGAGGTGTTATAAAATTTGCAACAAATACCTTATTTTTAGGAAATAGATTTTATGACAAATACATAGAATTTAAAGTTCCTTCTGTGCAATCTTTAGGTTCAAATTCTCCTACTACATTATTAGGTGATATAATGAAAGTAAATTATGGTTCAGATGTATTTATTACATATAGTACAATATTTGATATTATAAATAAAGAATATATTCTTGATGAACAAATTAAAGTTCAATTACCTGTAACAAGTATAGCTGATAATTTTAATTGTTATATAGCAGAATCTACATCAGGAGATTTTATTGAATTTTATGGATTATGGAATGGATATATTATAGGTGAATATATAGGAGATATTGAATCTGGAAGAATTAAATTATATACATCAAATAATCCGAATGATAATTATGAAGATTTTTCATCATCATATGGTTCTACAGCAAAAAAATGGGTTATTATACATGAAATTTCAGTATTTGAACATATACCAGGAGGTACCTCATTATTAACACAAAAATATTCATTTACACAAGATGATGGATTTACAACTCCTAATTATTTTAGACCTATTTTATCTAATTCTGATATAGCTTCATCATATTCAATTCAATATACTTGTAGATTAATGAATAGAATGGATGGTACACAAATTATTCGTAAAGCATCATTTTCATCAACTGATCCTAAAAAATATGGTAATTGGTTAACAAGATTAAATATAGAAAATTTAATTCCATATAAAGTATTTAATAGAATAGAAGCTGAAAATGTTAATACTAAAATAGGCAATGGTGTAGAAAAAGCTAAATATATTAAAGTTTTTTATGATACAACAACGGTTACTTTAAATTATCTAAATGAAGCATATCCTCAAGGTATAGGTCCTTTGTTTTTAAAATCATATGATTCAACTTATAAATTTAAATTTGAAAAAATTGATGTAAATAATAATAAATCTAATGTTGATTTATCAGGCGCTTATAATTATGCATTACTATTTAAACTTGATAATAATTCAAAAATAGAAGTAGGACCTACATATTCAACAAATATGAATACTACTATTGGTGAAATTGAATTTAAATTATCTGAAGATCAATTAGATATATTAAAAAAACAAAATAATAATAATTATTCTATAATTGTTAAAAATCCTAATGGTACACAATATTCTTTTTATGAGGGTAAATATTATGATATTAAAAATGAAAAAGAAGTAATATCAAATTATACTTCTATGTTTAATGTAAGTAATCTTCAAGCAAGAATAGCAGAATTAGAAATTTTAAATAATAAACTTATATCGGATAGTGATATAACATTATAAAGAATAGATAAATAACATAATATATTACTAATGAGTATTTTGAATTCAAAGCTTAATCAATATTTCATATGGTTTCCACAAGATTTCTTTTATCCAGAAATAAGGGAAAGATGGACTCCTATAGTCAAAAAACTTAAATTACCATATCAATCTTTAGAAGATTATGTTAATGCTACTGTACAAAGTATAACATTTCCTGAAGTACAATTAACTCCTGTATCTCAAGGACAATCACAATTTGATATTAAATACAGAGGAGGTAAAGAACTTGAACCTATATTAGATAAAAGTTTAAATATAACTTTTAAATTATCTGAAGGATTCTTTACTTATTGGATGTTTTTTGAACAAATAGAATTATTTCAACGTTATTCATTAGATAAACCTATTTTTTGGCCTTCAATGTATGTAAGTTTTTTGGATAATAATGGTTTTGAAATATTAGCATTTGAGTTTAAAAAAATTATTCCTATAGGATTATCACAATTAAATGTTAGTCATGCAACTGTTGCTGCTGAATTTAATACATTTAATCTTAATTTAATATATAATAGATATAACATAAAAAGAAAATTAGATCCCGGTGCTTATCAAACAAATGAACCTTTGGATATATAAATAAAGAAATAAAAAATAAATATGGAAAAATTACCTACTTATTTAGATATAAAATATGATAAATCTTCAAGAATTTTTGAAGCCGAGGAAATAAAGGATCTTACAAATGAAGAGATTTTAAATGCTGAAGCAGCATATGATATTCTTGTTGAAAAATTAAAAAATGGTGAATCTATCGAAGAAGGTTTTTTAGGAGGGTTATTAGGGGGTGTTGCAGGTGCAGTAGCGGGGCCAACCATAGGAAGAGTTTTTTGTACAGTTTTGGGAATAAAAGAAGAAGGCCCTTTAGGCAAATTATTAACAAGTAGATTAGTAACAACCGCAATGGGGATTGCATTATCAAAATAATAAACTTAAATAAAAAATAAATTATGAAATTATTTTCAATTTTTAAGAAAAAATATATAGTTGATTATGATTCTTGGGAAATTCATAAAATTTCTACTTTAACCAATGAGTGTCAAATATTTAATGTAAAAGATTCAGAAAAAATATATACTAAAGAAGCTAAACATTTACTTAATCAAGGTTATGATAAATGTGAATGGTGTTTTCCTAAAGATGATATAAATGAATTATAAAAAATGAGTCAGGAGACACTTTAAAAATCTATTATATAAATACCTATATTTCATTTAAATGTTTATCTTATGATTTCCTATAAAATGTGGGGATGTTTTAACTTATAATATAATATTAACAAATTTATTAAAATGAAAAATTTACTTTCCTTTGACTTTTCTATGTCTAAACCTGCATCATGCATATTATTTAACAATGAATATTATTTTTATGCTTGGCCAAAAGATTTTAATGAAAAAGATAAAAATATTTTTTTAAATGCAGGAGTAAATATTATAGATAGAATACCTTCTGTTTCATTAAAAGATATTATGCAAACAGAAATTAAAAATGCAAGTAATTTATCTGAAACTATTATATTATCACTTAAAGAATATTTAACTTCAATAAATTATGTAGCGTTTGAGGGCCTTTCTTATGGAAGTCACGGAAATGTTATATTATCTTTAGCAGGGTATAGATATATTTTTCAAAATGATTTATCAAAATATATTTCAAATGAAAATATTTATACATATTCACCATTAACAATAAAAAGTATTGCTGGTTGTTCTAAAAAGGGAATGACTAAAGGTGATATGATAAAAGCTTTTATTGAGTTTGGCCCAGATTGTAAATTTAGAAATACATTAAAAAATAATCCTGAAATATTTCAAACAAAAAGAGCAAAAAATTGGGTTGTATTAATAGATGATTTAATAGATAGTTATTGGGCAATGCAAACTATGATAAAAAAAGAAAATATTATATAAAATATTTACTTTAAATCTTAACAAATATTTAACAAAAGTTTAACAGAATCTTAACATAAAATGTGAAACTTTTTCTTGACACTTCATATAACTAAAGTACTTAAGCAAACCGAAAAAGAATAGTAGTATAGTATATAAAAAATATTTAAAAATCTCACCCCGAGAGCATTTTATTAACACAATCTTAACATAAAAAGTG